TTGGGGACATCCCAGTTTACAAAGCAGCTATGCTGAGTGGTGTAGCTGCTGTGGCGCAAGTCCTTCAGAAGCTTGCAATTGCATTTGCTGACGATGGTGAACTAAGTAAAGCAGAGTTAGATGCTGCTTTTTCTAACAGTTCTCCTAATAAATAGTTGCATTTATGTTACAAATACCTTATATTTAGTTTTAGGTAGCAGGCTACCTAGTTACGTCAAAGCAGGCTTTGATACATACGAATAATTAATATTCAACTACAAGCATATAAGGAGTTCGCCAAATGACGGCAACGACTACTACGCTGGACAAAGCCCTGAAGGAATATTATCTTCCTCCAGCGCGTGAACAGCTAAACAATGAAAATATGATGCTTGCTCAGATTGAACGAACAACTCAGCATGTTGAAGGTCGCGAAGCGGTCCTCTCTCTGCACGTAGGCCGTAACAGCGGTATTGGTGCAAGAGCGGAAGGCGGAGAACTTCCAACTGCTGGTAACCAGCAATACATTGATGCAAGAGTAGGTCTTGCATACAACTACTTGCGGATTCGTGTATCTGGCCAAGCTATGAAAGCAACAGCAAGTGACTCTGGATCATTTGTTCGTGCGCTTTCAAACGAAATGACAAACGGTGTTAACGATTTACGTCGTGATATCAATAGGCAAATATTTAATGATGGTAACGGTACTATTGCGAGAGCAAATGCTCACTCAAGCCAGGTTATTACTTTGCACGCAGACACAACTATTGCTCAAGCAAATCAGATCGAAGTTGGTATGCGAATTGATCTCGGTACAGTTGGTAACCCCGATTTACGTTCATCAGATGCCACTGGTTTAGTGGTTACTGCTGTGGACAAGTCAAACTTAGCAGCAGTTGAAGTTACCGTAACTGGTACAATTAACGGAACTGTTGACACAAGTGATTTCATCACTCGTTTCGACAGTGGTAAAAATGCTGACGGATCAGGAGCTGACGCTGCTGATAGTGCAGGTACATTGGAACTTATCGGTCTTCAAAAGATCGTAGGAGTTGCAGGAACCTCACTACACGGCACAGACTCAAGCACATACCCTGTATGGGCCTCTGTATCTAGCGCAAATAGCGGAACTAACCGAGCTGCAACTGACACTCTTTTTGAGAAAGTCATTGACGATATTGACATAGAAGCAGGCAAAGCCCCTAATCTATGTGTCACCACTAAAGGTGTTCGTCGAAACTACGCAGCACAGTTGAAGAGCATGAAGCGATTCAATGACGGAGCTTCTCTTACCCTAAAGGGTGGGTTTAAAGCTTTGACCATTGATTGCGGAGATGTTTCACTTCCACTAGTCGCTGACCGTGACTGTACTGGAAACACAGCATACATGATCAATACCAACCACATCACACAACATGAAATGTCTGATTGGGAATGGGCTGATTATGATGGTGCAGTTCTCAGGAACCGTTCCGGTTACGATGAATGGCAAGCATTCATGTTCAAATATCACCAACTCTGTACTGACCAGAGAAATACACACGGTATAATTTCTGACCTATCGGAGAGTTAATCATGGCTCTAACGATATCGAATGAAGACCGTAGGATTAGTGGAGATAGGGTAGTTATTGATGCAAAGGTTACCTTTGACACAAGCTATCCAACTGGCGGTGAGGCCCTGGCTGCATCAGACTTTCAAGGTTTGATTCAAATAGACGGACTCATTGTTCACTCAGCTAATCTTGCGTTATACCGTGTTATTTGGGATGAAGCCAATAGCAAGCTTAAAGTATATGTAGAAGACGGTAGTACCGGCGAAGAAGGAAATACCGACAATATTGCTACTTTAACTTGTTTGGTTCAAGTCCAAGGTAAATAACCTCTAAACTAGGTCCGGCAGGGTTTTATCCTTTCTTCCCTGTCGGACTTAGGAGCGTTATGAACAACAAACGAGCAGAGTTAACCCGACGTATCAGAGAAACCAAACTAATAGGTGGTGACCTATGCGATATTATTACTAAAGGTTCACCAGCTATGGGTTGGGAAGGCGACCCCTTCCTCATGGTATGTTGGAATAAAGAACTCAATCGTATAGAAATATGGGATGAAAGGAACGGAGCTGGCATGGAAACTCTTGTCGGCTCTGCTCCTTTTGATCCTCCCCCTAATCCATATCAAATGGTGCAGTATCTGATGATGCGAGATATGTCACGCAAATCAGTTAACGACATTATTAAAGACATAGATAATCACAATGATAAAATCATTGACGATAAGAACAAAGAAAACGAAGATCGTATGGAAGAAGCTGAAGATCGAGTAGCTTTAGCCCACCATCAAACTGTTGGTGGTTTCCGAGGAAGAGTGTACTAAGGTTGTTATATGGCAGATAAACCTAGAGGTAGTTTTGATTCGCAGAGAATAGGTGCTCAGCAACAACGAATCAAACCTATACGAAGACAAGAACGACGTAATAACGCTAAACCTAGGAAACAAATGCCTACGCAAGGTGTAGGTACTCCTCGTAAGCAAACACCTAAAGTTACTGCTCCTAAACAGAATGCATCGCTTGCGCAGCGCATGGCTGTACCTGGACAAGGAACTGTGCAACAGCCAGAACAACAGCAAGTTCAACAAACTGTGCAACAACCTCGTAAAAATCCATTAGCAAGTTTACCTCCCCACATACAACAATTAGTTAAAGGAGCGGTTTTATTGACTGCTTATCATGAACGGTGGGGACAATGACTGCGGCATCAGCTTTAATAATATCAATAAGAAATAGAACTAACCTTGCTACTGATGACGCTAGAGTCACTGATGCTAATCTTTTAGATTTTATTAATGCAGCTATTCAAGATGTCGAATCTCAAAAAGAATGGCCTTGGAGAGAAAAAATAGTTAATTTTAGTATTACAGCAGGAACCAATGAGTACACGATTACAGATTATGCCGCTGATTGGAAAACAACTTTGTCGTTAACTATTGTTGATCCTCCTTCTGTTATACAACGAAAAACCTGGAAATGGACTCGTCGATTAGCTTGGGATGATTGGGAAAGCACACCTGCTTTTTATACTGAACATGCAGGCAAACTGTATTTGTATCCTAAACCTGATAGAGCTTTAACTGCGCAACACAGGTATTTGGAAACAGTTGATGTGCTTGGAAGTACTAGCGCTACTGTAAGTAATCCTGATTGGTTTGACCCTATTATTATTACAAAAGCTTCTTCTTACGTTGCTCAAAAGCTGCGAGATACTGAGCTTTATCAAATGTTTGAAACTCAATATAAGCAGCAGTTGAAGTCTTTTGCAGATGATGTTAGTAGAAACTACGAACCAATTACTGTTAGTACTCGTCGTGATGCGGAGTTCTAATGCCAGCAGAAGAGAAAGATGTTGTAACTTATAACAACTGGAAAGCAGGGCCTTGGCATTCTTTGGGTTCTGAGTACGGTCCGCAAGAAGGATTTAATTACGACTGCGTAAATATGCAGGTGTACGCTAATGGATCTATTGGTCCTCGTCCTTGTCTTTCAGAGATAGGAATGTACGGGGACATTATTCATGGTTCTGCTTATCAATCTTTTGCTGGTAGTGTTTGGTATCAAGCAACTGATTATGGCATGGGACCTTTAGCAATTGGTACAGATGATAAGGGAAGATTCCATATAGTTGAACGAGCTAGTGCAGATCCTAAGTATTGGGATGAAACTTCTGGAGGAGCTGCAACTATAGGAACATCTATTAATTGGAGTGCTTTTAGAGAGTTAGATAAACCAGCTCGATATTCTGAAGCAGCTTGGGATGCTAGTTCTGAGATACTTATTAGCGCTATGCCTTTTCAAAGGTTAGGTCACAATAAAATAATTATGGGAGGAGATGGCTATCTTTTGGGTTTAGATGATACTGGAACTGACGGCTATCAAGCTATTACAGCTAGCGCAGATGCAAGTTTAGGATCTAACGAATACCCAGAATTATGGGACCCTGCGGCTTTATTTCAATGGAGAGATCGTTTTTGGTCATGGGGAGATTACGGTCCAGGTTCAGGAACTTACAATGGCAATAGAATACATTACTCTGCTGTAGGTGACATTAGCACTTGGACAGCGTTAGGCTATATCGATGTTGGTGGAGATAGCGAACTTCCAATAATAGGGGTATGGCCTGTATTTAATTCTTTACTTATATGTATGGCAGATAACAGATGGTACAAATTTTCTTTTGCAGATGATCCTGACTTTGGTGAGTTGCGATACATTGGAACTAAAATTATTCCAGATCATTACGTAACTGCTGCTGTTACTGGTAACGCAATTGTTTATATAACTAGGCAAAGCGGAGTAGTAGTCGGTAACGAAGAAGGCGTTGACGATGGAAGTTTTGGATACGTCAAGATACCTAACGAAGGTGACGATACTGTCGATGCTTATTTTATGAGGGGTGTAGCTTCGCATGCGCATAACGCTATTTGCTTACCATACAAAGTAAAAACAGTTGGAAGCACAGTTATTAACAATGTGTATAAAGGCGATAGATCTTTAGAACTAGTTAACGGAGTATGGACACATCATTTGTATTTTGGTCCAGGTGACGATAGCGTATTAAATCCTGCAATAGTAGATGTTATCCCTATGGGCAACGATCATTTCGGATTTTACGCTTTAGACGAATACAATACTCACGACCAAACACAGCAAAACTGTTTGTTTACTCGACCTGTTACTCTTAACAGACCATCTAATAGTGCGGATATTTTTAGTTCAAACACTGAAGTAGCTCGCCACACTACAGATACTGATGATCGGTTTGAAGGAAAAGTCTGGTTATCTACATACAGGCCACCAGAAAAAACTGAAGCAGCTATTGAAAAAGTTATTATTGATTTTGATTTCTGGAACTCTACAGGTTTTACTACCCCAGCATTTGCAGTAAAAGCTGATTGCGTACACCAGGGCGACGAGATTTCTACCATTTCCGTAGGGTCTTTAGACGCTACTGAACTAGCTAGCACTTCGGGAACTGTATACAAGCCTAAACGTGGAAGGGTAGTTATACGTCCAGCTC